CCCCTGCAGTAGGGGTAAGTGCCGCTTTATAGCCTTCTGCTTTTCCTGCTGCAAATGCAGATACATCAGGAGGGGCCATAACCCCTGCTTTAAAACCTGCTCCAAATTTACCGCCAGCTTTCACAGACCCAATACCGCCTGAAATGCCTTTAGCGGCTCCTGCCGTTAAACCACCAATTGCGGCGGATTTCAAAGCCTCGCCAAAACTTTCACCTTGTATTAAACCCCCTATTCCGCTACCTATCGCAGCACTTGCAATAACGCCAAGACCGGGGATAAAAAAGTTCAAGGCAATAGGCAATATAACTTTAATTGCTTTTTTAAGAAACTTACCCAGTTTTTTAAAAAACTTTTTGAGAAAAAACTCAGGCTGTCCCGTAACCGGGTTAATTGAATTAAATTCATTACCGACAACATAACGCTCTGGCTCAAGGCCCATGTCGCGCATTTGTCTAAATATGTTTTCTTTTAGTATGGGATTTTTACGGAATACTTCCATCGGAATGACTGTCTCGCCTTCCGCTGCGTGTACCATGAACTCGTCTTCATGGCGTCCGTATTCAGCAAGCTGATTTGCTACCTGCTTGACCGAAGCAATACCGCCTGTGGGTATGTCATCTTCATCTGCAAACATACCCTCTCGGGCAGTCAGAAAGGTTGCTATGCCGCCCGCAGGAATTTGAATGGGCTCTATGTCATCAAAATCTTCAAATTCGTCGTACTTTAAAGCTGCTTCTGCCATCTTTGATATACGCCTTTTCTATAATGTCACAACAATTGAACCGCCAGTAATTACCTGAACGATTCCTATGCCACCTGTGGCGCTTAACCCCGATGTAGCCGGAGAAGATAGTTCAACCCAAGCCGTTCCAGTATACAACTGTAACGCCTCTACGGTCGTGTTCCAGATTATATCACCAGCTTGAAACTTTATCTCGTCAAGTTCAGCGGCCGTAAACTGCGGAGTAGAATCCGGATCAAAAGAGTCTAAACTTATTTCAAGTAAACGTACAGTCCGATTGAAGGTTTCAGGGGGTACGTTTTCCCCTACAACAAAGGGTAATCGGCCCTGTAAAAGCTTGCTCATCTTCTTCCATTAGGCTGTAGATCAAGCCGCGTTCCGCCAATCCTGAAACCGACACCCTCTCTTACACCAGTAGATGCGTCATCATCTGATTCAAACCGCAAAGCCGCCTGTCTGGCACGGCCCCGCATGTCAATTTTCGTAGTAGAAGAGGTAAAGCTTGTCGTCTGGTCCGTGCTCAATGAATCGCCCGGATAGTTACGTTGTTTAAGTACCACGTTAATTTGCTGGCCGCTGCCTCCGCTACCCGTAAATTTAACGTCCGGAATCATGCGGCGAATAAACTGGAATTGCTCCCCGTCACCTATATCAAAGTCTGCGGATTCAATATATACGTCGTCCATCGGGCTTCCGTCGGCATCGTTACCTGTTTCATGCTGGTATAAATAGTTTGTCGAGCTTGAAACGCCCGCGGCCCTTGGAAAAGCAACAATCCCTTCATCTAGCCACGCAGTACGGGAAAGCTGACCAATACTCCACACCTGTTCTACATAGTTGTAAGTAACGTAACGATCTACGGTTGTAGAATCCGTAGAACAGTAAAACCAACCAACTTCATTAAATTGTTTGTTTAAAAAGGCAAAGAATTGATACGCCTGTCCTTCGTTCAGGTTATCAAATACATAAGAATGAACGGAACAAGGGACTGGACTTACCGCACCGCTATAGGTGTAAAACCCCTTTTTGTCCATCCAGAACACCCCGGCCGGGGAGTTAACCATTGCATTTGGTCCGATCAAGCTAACGCCTTCGTTAATCAGGTTAAGTCCAAAAGTCAACGGCGGACCTACAAACTGAAGACTGTACAACGCCACGTCTGTCCATATTAAGGTTTCCTGACGTGCCCGCATTCCACCAATGATTTCAGATCCCGCTGAACAGCGTAAAGATCCCGCAGTATTAGTGGATTTAGGTTCCCATTCAGCAGGATTTTCCTGATCTGAAAACGCTACCAACAGAGGATCTATTGAGCCCGAACGAGATCCTCCACTAATAGGGTCTGAACCCAAGACAATAACGTGTCGATCCACATCAGAAACCAGTACTTGAAGACCTTTGGTTGGCGCTAAATTAGCACCACTTAACGCGGTTAATGCAACAGCCCTATCAGTCCCAAGGGTTTTTGCACTTGTATCCCAGTAATAAACCCCTCCTGCTCTGGGACAAGCAATCAAGTCTTCACCAAAGCTATCCATAGACCACAGTCTTAGCTGGTTTAAGTTACTTAAAGAACTGGTGGAACCAAACGTCCCGCCTCCCCACGTTCCCGCTCCAAAACCGGTTCCATCTACAAACACATCCAAACCAATGTTTATCTGGTAAGCCCCTACGATAGAACCGCCACCGTTGCCGGAATCACTAGCGTTTGCAGTCAAGGTGTCGCCATCAGCATCTTTCGCTGTAATCGTATAGGTACTGGTAGAAGGAATAGTAGCAATCTCATATTCCTGATTTAAAGCAGTCGCAACAATGTTGCCGCCTAATGAAGCGGCTCCTGAAAAAGTAACAAAGTCTCCTTGTGAGGCTCCATGAGCCGAGTCCGTTACGGTTAATGTGCTTGATCCATCTGATGCAGCAAACGTCACATCACCCGCGCTAGTTGTGCTTCGGATAGGAGTAATATCGTTATAGTTGGTGCCTTCCTGAATATAAAGTTTGGTTCGGGTTCCAAGACCAAGAAGTTTTGTTCCAGCTAAATCAACCCATCCTAATAATTTTCTACCAGTACCGTTGTAAGAAGTCTGAATAACCTTTGACCAGCCTCCTATTTTTTCCGGAAAACCGCCGCGAAAACGGATTAAATTACCGTCATACCAGCCTCCTTCGGCGGTGTAATCGGTGCCAGACTTATTAATCCCAGGATTAAATAAAAACTTCTGAAGAGGCATTACACTTGTCTCCAATCTAAATTCTGAAACATCAAAGATTCTGCTTGTCGTCTCCTAACCAAGCCCTCAAGAACCTCCCCTCCCGCACGATTCCAACGATTCATTTCAGAAGGAACCCGGTCAAATTGACCCCCGTTCAAAACCTTTAACATTGTACTTTCGCCAAGGTTTGTTGGGCCAAGGTTGTAAACCCACGCAACTAAGGAATCAAACTCATGCTGCTGAAGATCCACCCGTACCATGTCGTTTACATAGCCTTCATACTCGTCCATTTCATCCGCAAGCAGGGTTTCTGCATCTTCCATTGAACACGTTTGACCCTCTTCTACGCCTTTCGTATGTCCATAGCCAATGGTCCAAACACCCACACTGTCCTGATAAGCTGTTGTTTCGCAGCCTTCAAAATGCCTAATTAATTCCAAGCCATCGTTACTGATCTTCATCGGGTTGCTCCGCGTCCAATTCTCGATAGTATTTTAAAATACTAATTACTTGTCTTAAATACCTTTTAACTTCTGCCATGTTCATTGAAAGATTTTCATAACCTTTAGTCGTCAAAGCATACCATACGTTTGTTGGTGCGTTCCCTTCGTTTAAATCATCAAGGTATTCCTGCATCAACTCAGGATTTAGCACAGTCCATTCAATCGGAACTGCACTGATATTATTAGGTAAAGGGGGGTGATACATCGGTGCTTTCTTAACTATCGTAACCACTTCCACGGGCTTAACTTCGGGGATATCCCGCTTCGACCCAAGCATTGAACAACCGCTAACCAGCAGAAGTAGTAATAACAGGCTTAGTTTCATTAAATTGATCCGGGTCAGTAATGGTTTCAAGCTCACTCAATACTTCCTTAGTACCTTTGTTGATAATTTTCTCGATTAACTTTGGCTTCCTCAAAGACAGCACATTGAGATCGTGCTTTGCGAACTTTTTTCTGATGTTCTCAACCTCTATCTGAGCCTGAGTATTTTCATCATTAAGTCTTTCTATCTGGGCAATCATAAGTTCTTGATTCTCAATGGTTTGTTGGAGGTTTTTATTCTGCTGCTGGATAGTGCTCTCAAGCGTCTTTTGATTCTGTATTGAACGCTCTAACTGCAAATGAAAGGCTTCAATCTCAGCCTGTGTCTTGTCGTAATACATTTTAAAAGCTCCAGCCAAGATCAATAAAGCCAGCCCTAACCCTGCACTTAACTTAAATCCCATACCTTCTCCTACGGTCTAAACGCAAAAACCACTAGGGTTATCACAATGGCCGCAATCATTAATCCAATTATCCCCACAGTGGAATACAAGAACAAGTCCTGTAGAAATTGTTTCCTAGCTTTCTTTTTTGCAATGATCGCTTTGACATTTGCCGCGTGTCGTTCTCTAGATTCTTGAAGGGCGTTCTGATAGTTTTGCCAGAACTTTTCGCCTTCATTGCTCATATGGCAAATTAACCGTAGTTCCTCGTTATACCTGTCGATACTTTGTTTTGCCCAAGCCAACTTCATTGCTTCTTGAGGGGTTAGGGGCTGGCTGATACTTTCCCTTTTCTCAATCTCCAGCTTGTTCATCCCGTCTTGGATTCCAGTCATCCTGTCCAAAACAGAATTGACGTTCCCACCAGTCTCTTTGACTTGAGAGATGAGGCCGTTCAGGGCGGATAACGCCGCAGTGACCGCTGCGACAGTTTCAAATATCATGGTGAAACCTTACGGTTTACGAGACATATATGCCGTGGCACCAAAATACAAACCAATAATAGATGCTTGGCTGAGAAATAACATATCGCTTAATGATGATAAAGTAGCCAGTCTTGACTCGGAAACAAAGGGCATTAACGGCAATATTGCAAATCCCACCATAGAGGCCATTGCAACCCAAGCTATACGTCTTTGTGAATCTTGTTTCTCTTCGCGCAGATCTAACTCAATCATCCGTTCTGCACGGGCCATTTCTTCATCGGTAACAATCCCATCATTATCAATGTCGTATTTTGCCCAAACGGAATCGGATTGTAATTTTTTAGTCATTATCTTTTAGTCTTTGTTGACGATAAAACTCCATGTATTCTTCCCATCGAGCAAATCGCTTTTCTTCGTGAATATAAAATAAACCGCTGTATACACTCATTATCAATCCCAAAACTTTTGGTTAGCTCCGGCCATCACCGGCTTACAATAAGCTGTTATTTTTTGCTGTTTAATTCCTCCCCTACAAAGAGCATCTCTGCAATTATGTTCGATCCAGTAAGCAAACTGCTGACAACGATGAATGTCTCTAAACAACATACTCTCTGCGCCATCAACAACATTGCCCTCTACGACTGTTATTAGCATAAAAGCTAAAATTGCACCTTTCATTGATCATAAAAGTCTTGCAGCAACTATGGTCGCTACCATGAATGGATAAACGCCCCAGATCATCATTTCAAGTTTTTTAAACTTTTCTGACCCCTCATCAAGACGTTTCTCAATATACTCATATCGGATCGCGCATTCTCTCTGATGGGTTTTAATTTCAGACAAAGCTTCCTGAGATTTGGGTATTTTTGATTTAGTCTTACCCTTAGCGGTAGCTTTTTTTGCTGGCATTAGTCAGATCTTTTTACAAACTTGATAGGAGTGACAGTCGAACCCTCTTTAGCTTTTCCAATATTTAAAGCAATAGTTTCAAGAATAGGGTAGATATACTTTCCCATAAACTCATTGTCTTTAGGGGTAGGTGTGGCTGCGCATATCGCACTGCTCACTGTCACAAAAAGGCTCGCATAAATAATAATATCAGCGATAAAGTCCATTACTGTTTCTCCGAAGTTACCATTTCTAATTGCTGAGAATACCAATTGAATGCCGCCACACGAGTATCCAGTTCTTTTTGGTTCGAGTTAAGGACATTGGTAATTTGACCAATCGCTTCTCTAAGCTCGTCCATCCTTTCAGTTATCTGAATCACGCTTGGAGGAAGCTCAACAACCTCAGACTCTTCAACAACCTCTTCTTCTGGGGCCGTAACCGTAACTGTGTCTTCTTTAGTGCCTTGTTCCATCTTCCTCTACCTTCCATACATTTAAGTTTGCAGCGACTGTGCGCCGTTCTCCGTCACCCTCAAAGGGGTAGACCGAATGAGAAAGCCAGCTAGGAAACATAAGTAACTTCCCGACTTCTGGCTTAATAATAAAGCTCTGCGGGGGCGCTAACCGCTCTGTGTCTAACAAACTATTACGACCATAACTAAAGGCCAGACAACCATCTGCATTACCACTAGAGTTATACAAGCTGTACTCAGGAGATCCCGCCGTAGGCTGATCTAGGATTTGTTGAGGTACTTTTGTCC